TCGCATAAAATTAGTATGGTAGTATTTACATTACAGCTTTACATAGGGGTATAAAATAATAAAAAATGAGTGAAGAAAAAGATATTTGGGTTGAGTTTAAAAGAAAAAAATCTCTGGTATCAGAGCCAAAAACTTGTTGGAAGTTTGTCATCTTGGATTCTACAAAGATGCCGTCAAAGTACGATAGGTTAAATCATTTAGTTGTTACAGAAAACCAAATACCAAAAGATATAATATCTAAATTGGTAGACTCTACTTTTAACGACAATGGTTTTTTTAAGCGTTTAGTAACGGATAAACAACATGACCTCTCTGTTCAATGCTACTTAACCCAAGACCAAATAATAAATTTAATTAAATCGGTCGAGGGAGAAGTAGATGATATTACCGCCTAAAACAATTATTAAGGTTGGCAACTGTAAAGATGTAATACAGACAATGCCAGAAAAATCAATACAATCAGTTATCACCTCTCCGCCATATTACGGACTCCGAGATTACGGAACTGGAAAATGGATTGGTGGCGACTCGAACTGTCCACATAAAAGAACTACAAAAATTGGTAAAACTGTAAAAACGATTACAGGACATCAAGGTATGCACGACCAAGGCTCAGTAGTAGGAGATGCTATTTATAAAACGACTTGTCCGAAGTGTGGTGCGGTTAGAGATGATGAACAGCTTGGACTAGAAGAAACTCCTGAATTATATATTAGTAGCCTAGTAAGTGTCTTTGCTGAAGTACATAGAGTGTTGCGTGAAGATGGAACTGTATGGGTAAATCTTGGGGATAGTTATTATAACTATCGACCAAAGCGTGGACAATCTATGCCAAAGCAAACAGTCAGTAAAACATCACAGGATTTGCCTTCACACAACCCGAAACGGGCTAATAAATTATATAATTACAAAGAGAAAGACCTCATGGGAATCCCGTGGAAGTTTGCGTTCGCCATGCAAGAGTTTGGGTGGTATTTAAGACAAGATATAATTTGGCACAAACCAAATCCTATGCCTGAGTCTGTAAAAGATAGATGTACGAAAGCACACGAATATATTTTTCTATTTAGTAAAAACAAAAGCTATTACTTTGATAACGAAGCTATTAAAGAACCATGCAAATACCCTAATGACGATAGAGGTTCACGGGGAGATGCTAGACGAGGCACAAAAATGAACTCAATGTCAGGTAAAAATGGTTTAAAGAAAAATAAAAGAAGTGTTTGGAGTGTTACAACTAAACCATACAAAAAGGCTCATTTTGCCACTTACCCAGAGGATTTGATTGAGCCTTGCGTGTTGGCAAGTTGTCCTCCCCAAAGATATATTTTAGACCCATTTGCGGGTGCGGGTACAACAGGGTTAGTAGCCAAGAAAAACAACCGCCATTCAGTATTGATAGAACTGAATCCTGACTACAAAAAATTGATAGAAGAAAGGCTTGAAGATGAATAAATTTTTTTTCTCTTTATGTATTTTGGGTACAGCATTTTTAACTTATTACGCAACTGTAAACAATATAGACCATATGAAATCAATGTGGGAAACTGCGTATAAAATGGGTTATGGAGATGGAAACAAAATTGCAGAAGCACAGTATAAATGGACAGAAGAAAAATTAAGACAAGAGTGTATGTTGCTACACTTTGAAGATGACCAAGAACGTAGAGAAAGATTAGGATTTAAAAGATGAAAAAAGAACACGGAACAATTAAAGATTATATAAAAGATGGTTTAAAACAAGTTGGTGGCGACCACTACACTAAGAAAAAATTACAACCTTGGGAAGTAAGATTGCGGTGGGGCTTAGACCCTTGGACGAGTGATGTTCTAAGATATATTTCAAGGTTTTCTGATAAAGGCGGACTTCAGGATATTGAAAAAGCTATTCATTGTTTAGAGTTTGTAAGAGAAAATTATGAGGAAATAATAGAGAAATATTATGGCAAAAACACCAGAAAAAAAAGTTAAAGATAAATGCGTTAGTATTTTAAAGCAATTCGATTGTTACTATTTTTACCCAGTTACAGGCGGATATGGTAGTAGTGGAATACCTGACATAATTGCTTGTCTACATGGTAATTTTATTGGTATTGAATGTAAGGCGGGTACAAACAAACCTACTGCTCTCCAATTATCTAATTTAGAAAAAATCAAAACAGCAGGAGGGACTGCACTCGTAGTCAACGAAGATAACTTAGAGCATTTACATAGGATATTGAAAAGAATAGATGATAACCATAGACTTTGAAACTTTTTATGGTCGAGGTTATTCTCTTACCAAACTTACTACCGAAGAATATATAAATCATTCTGACTTTGAAATCATAGGGGTGGCGGTTAAACAAGGCGACCAAGAGACTGAATGGTTTTCTGGTACGTTTGAGGAAACAAAAGAGTTTCTTTATAAGTTTGATTGGTCTACGTTTTGCCTTGCACACAATACTTTATTTGATGGAGCGATACTCAAGTTTAAATTTGGGTTATCACCAAAGTTAGGTTGGCTAGACACACTTTGTATGGGCAGAGCATTACACGGAGTAGAACAAGGTGCGTCATTAAAAGCACTCTCTGAAAGATATAACATAGGAGAGAAAGGCACGGAGGTTCACGAGGCAAAAGATAAACGAAAAGTAGATTTTTCTGAACAAGAATTAAAACAGTACGCAAAATATTGTAAGAATGATGTTGAACTAACTTACAAACTTTTTAAGTGTCTAGTGAAGTCTTGTCCACTCAGCGAGCTGCAGCTAATCCATACCACTCTAAATATGTATTTAGAACCAGTATTGAATCTCCAGGTAGATTTACTCACTAAACAATTGAAGAAAGTTTTAACTGAAAAAAAGAAGATACTAAATGATTGCGGTCAAGACAGGGAAACCATAATGTCGAATCAGAAGTTCGCCATGTTACTGGAAAATTTAGGTGTAGAACCACCTACAAAAATTAGCCCTCGGACTGGAAAAGAAACTTTAGCGTTGGCAAAAACAGATGTTGCTTTTTTAGATTTATTGAAACACAAATGTGTACCTATAAAAATGTTAGCCGAAGCTAGACTATCAATAAAATCTACTATCGAAGAAACTAGGTTAGAAAGATTTATTGGCGTAGCTCAAAGAATGAATAACAAATTACCTATTCCGTTAAAATACTATGGGGCACACACGGGAAGGTGGTCAGGCTCGGATAAAGTAAACTTACAAAACTTACCTAGCCGTGATAAAGAAAAGTCTGTTATTAAAAAGGCTTTGGTTGCTCCTGATGGTTATGTAATTATAAATTGTGATTCATCACAAATAGAGGCAAGAGTTTTAGCTTGGCTTTCTGGTCAAGACAATGTAGTAAAACAATTTGCAGATAAGCAGGACGTTTACAAGATTATGGCTTCTAAAATATATAATAAGGAAGTCGAAAAAATATCACCAATCGAACGCTTTGTAGGTAAAACTGCGGTGCTTGGTTGTGGGTATGGCACGGGTTGGCAGAAGTTCCAGTCGTATTTAAAGGTTAGTAGTTCTCCATTATATATTACAGACGAAGAATCTAAAGCAATTGTAGGTTCATATAGAAAAGTTAATAATAAAGTGGTTGAATTGTGGAATCAAGCTGATAAAATGTTAGAACTGTTTGAAGAGAAAAAAGGAGAAGATGGGATATTTGGAGTTAGGGGTGTCCCTAATATAAATGCAAATTGTTTTGAGTTACCTAATTCTTTTAAAATAAGATACCCGAAGTTAAAACATAAAACTGAAAACAATCGCATTAAATTTTCTTACGAGTCAAGAGATGGAGAAGTCAATATTTGGGGTGGTTCTGTTGTTGAGAACGTAGTACAAGCCCTTGCAAGGTGTATTGTTGCGGAGCAATTGCTTTTAATTTCTAAACAATACAAAGTAGCATTGACTGTTCATGATTCTGTTGTGTGTGTAGCAAGAGAATCTGAAATCGAAGAAGCCCTTTCTTATGTTCAAAATAGTATGAATTTCGTGCCTCAATGGGCTAAGGGATTACCTTTGTCTTGCGAGGCGACTTTTGGAAAATCTTATGGAGATTGTTAAATGGACTTATATAGCCAATTTATAGCTAAGAGCAGATACGCACGATATATGACAGACGAAAAAAGGAGAGAGAATTGGAGTGAATCCGTCAGTCGGTATATGGATTTCATGGTTAATCATTTAGAAAAAGAGGTTGGTCATGTAGTTGATACCCCTACTAAGTTTAGAGTGCATGAAGCAATATGCAAGTTAGAAGTTATGCCTAGCATGAGAGCGATTATGACGGGCGGAAGGGCTTGTGAAAGAGATAACACAGCAGCTTACAATTGTAGTTATTTGCCTGTTGATGATGTGAAATCGTTTGACGAATCTATGTATATTCTTTTGTGCGGAACTGGTGTCGGCTACTCAGTCGAACACAAGTATATAAATCAGTTACCCGAAATACCAGAAAAGATGTTTGAGTCTGAAACCGTTATTTCGGTGTCAGATAGTAAAGAGGGTTGGGCGAAAAGCCTAAGACAGTTAATCGCTTTGTTATATTCTGGCGAGATTCCAAAATGGGATATGAGAAAAGTTAGACCATCAGGAGCTAGGTTAAAAACCTTTGGTGGTAGAGCATCAGGATCAGAACCATTGAATCAGTTGTTTCAGTTCACTATCTACAAGTTTAAAC